CGTATATCGCCTGATTGCAGCAATAAATTCTTGATCAACAGCTTCCAAAAAAGCCTCGGCTTTTGCCTCTGGAATCCCGAAACGTCCCGGTTCAAATTCGACGAAAAAATCGCGTCGTTGCGCTTGAATTCTATCCAGAGCGGCGCGCCAATCCGGATGGCCTCTAAAGGCCTGTAACTTGTCGCAAATGCTCTGCATATCGCGATAAACGTCGATCATTCGGCAAACTCGCCGTCCAATTCGCCGAGGTATTTTTCCTGGCAGCGCGGGCAGTAGAACTCGCCGCCATACCAGACGCCGAGGTCGGCCGGGATCATGATGCGGCAGCCGTCGCAGATTGTTGAGCCATTGCAGTCATCGGGCTCGATGGTTTTCCAATCGTCGTAGCCGGAATGGCGGGGGATCATGGCGCTATCTCAATCAATTTCAAAAACTTATCGAAAACTGATTCGGCTTGCCTGCTCGCGATCAGGTCGCTCCGATCGCGTGTTTTAAAATATCGATTTTGGCAATCCCGCATGCTGTGGCCGAGCTTGATCAGTTCAGCGAGCACAGATTCCGGTGCCGTTTCGATGGTCATGGCGCGGCCTTTCCATTCGGTTGATAGCCGGGCGGCCATTGGCTTTCGAACGTGAACGAAGCGGTGGGTGCCAAGGTCTCGGTTAAATAATTGAAGAAAAATTTATTCGAGGATTTGTAGTAGTTCACCCAAGCCGCGAACTCTGGAGAATCGGGTTTGGCGATGAACGTGCCGTTCGTTACCACTGAGGGTTGAACGGAATTCATTAGTTGGGTTCCATTTTTTGCTTTCTTGCCTTTCCCCAAATTCAAATTTTCCTCTTTAAGTGTAGATGTGGTTGTAGATGTAGATGTAGAGGCATTGCCGGGCGGCATGACGGTCTCTTTGTTTTCATTGTTCTTTTTACGTTTTTGCCATCCTTTTGAAGCCCTTCTCGACTGTTCCTGAGACAGTTCTGAAGCTTCTATGAGCGTCTCTTGAACCCTCTTTGCGGTCAATTTGCCACCCTCAGACCAGACTTTCCCACAAGCGATGAGCTGCAACTTGAGGGCGGCCCAGCTGCGCCAGTGGGCGCCCATCATACGCGCGACTTTGAAATCATCGTCGGGGACGTCACCGTCGCGGCTATAAAGCAAGTCGAGAAGACTATTGTAGGCGCCGCGCTGCTCAAAATTGAGCTCCGCCATCCCTGCTAAAGCGGCATCGGGATCGCGCTTATACCAATGCATCAAACTTGCCCTCCTAAGGCAAGAAAGGCGGCCGGCCCTGTTAGGAGCAGGCGAGGCGGTCATGACTCCGCACCGGCCTTGCGACCAGAACGACTGATTTGCCGATTGCCGTCAAGATTTCGGCCTAATTTTCCACACGCGGCTCGACGCAGCGGCATTTGCACGGCCACACCAGCAATGCCGCATATTCGTTAATATTTGCTGCCCACATCCAGCCGAGCGCCAAGTAATCCCCGACATTCTCATGTTTCACATAGCGGCCGACGCAGGATCGATCGGGCGGCTCGAGATTGGGCGCGTAGCTTTTGGCCAGCATGCCATCGAGCCGGGCGATGACCGGCGCCGCCAGGTGGCCGTTGCGGATCTTGGCCTTGGTCTGCCGGATGCCATAGATGACCATGCTATGGTCTTGGCCGCCGAGCGCGTTGGCGATCTGGTGCAAGCTCGCCTTGGTGAATTTGCGGGCGAAGTAACTGAAAACGTGACGCGCCAGGCAAAGGTCGTGCGTCCGGCTCGGCGACGTAAACCACTTTTCCGAAGTGTTGAACTCGGCGCAGACGACGCGGCGAATCGCCAATAGCGGCGGCAACGGCCGGGCTTTCGGCGGCGGCTTGGCGAAGCTCTCAGGGAATCGCAGGTTCCTTCGGCTTTGCAGCCAGCGCAGGTGAAACAGCCGTTGGGATGGGGTGACTGTGGTTTCGGCCATAGCTGGCGCCGATGTAGCAGAGACGAGTGTGATGCGAGCAATACGGCGAGGGCAAAGACCGCGGTTGCCCGCAGAATGTTATGTTACTGCCATATCCGTGCGGATAGCGACAGGAATTTAGATCAAGATCGATAATCGAAAGGTTTAGAAATTCCGGCTCGGTTCTGTTTTGCATCGGAAACCCCAATGCTCCGTTGGCCGTGATTTGCGCTTGAATGTCCAGCTTAATCGATATGTTCGATTGCTTTATCTTGTGGATGCATTTTCCAATCTGGATATTTGCGCATCTCGTTGAGTCGCTGCTTAGCAGCGATCGCGGCGGCAATTTGCTCGGGCGTGAAGCCTTGGCGCCAAGCACCATCAATTGCTAGAAGTATAACGTCGACCCATTCCATCAGATCGCTTGGATTAGCCTCAATTTCCAACAGCTCTTTTCGAATATGATCTAGTAGACTGCTGACCCATTTATTGGGTCCAAAAACTCGCATCGACCATTCACGTTGCAGAATAATGTGGTTCACCAAATCAAATCGCATATTCCATTTCCTTCGTAAATAATTGTTCCTGCCGATCTTCGGCGTCCAGATAACGGCAAGCCTGCCTCCAATAGGTATCTTTCAATTCAATACCGATAAACCGTCGCCCCAATTTGAGACTAACTACGCCCTCGCTGCCGATGCCCATGAACGGCGACAGCACAATGTCTCCCTCATTGCTCCACATAATCAAGCCGCGCTCAATTATGTCGAGCTGCAGCGGACACAGATGGCGCTCGTCTTTGGCATCCTTTGCGAGTTTGGCATTGAGAACATTCGATTGTCGTACCGTCATCCATACCGGCGAAGCCCATTCCTGCCATTGCTCGAGAGGAAAATCTTGCGGGCTGTGATTAATAGGATCAGCATTTTCGCCAGGCTTTATGAAGGTGAGAAGATAATCGGGCATGCCCCCGCGTGACTTTGAACTGTCCTTTTGAAGTTGCTTATACAGCAAGCCTACATGCTTGGTCCGCGTCATTTCCACGACGGGACACTTCCAAATTGTTCGGCGGCCGTGATAGATCCAGCCAGCGTCTTCGTGAGCACGAATAATCTGGCCGGAAAAATCTTTGATGCCTACTGCCCCATCCTTCCATTTTGTCATCGGCAAATCGGAGCAATGAACGGCCGTTAATCGGCCCGGCGCTGTGACGCGCAATTTAGCCTCAACCAGAAAACGATAATGTTCGACGAATTCTTCATCAGTCGAATTGCCCATGTCGGCAGCGCCTTCCGAATAAACAAACAGCGATCCAAACGGCGGGCTATAAATTGAAAACCCGACGCTGTTCTCAGGAAGCTGTCTTAAAACATCAACGCAATCGCCTTGGATTGCCTGGAAATTATTACCGTGCGATTCGTTCAAGCAGAGTACGGGATGAGCCATTCGACGAGCCTCGCTTTATGAGTTGGGTCATAGGCAATTTTTCGGGCGGCCGATTGTCCAACGGCACGCAACATTGCCGCTCGCATTGCTTTCTTCATGGAGATGTGGTCGTTCGATTTACGATCTATCACTAGCCCGATCGTATCCTCGCCCTCGGCAACAATCAGATGCACATTGACATGGCGTTTTTGCCCAAAACGCCAGCACCGCCGCACCGCCTGATAATAGGTCTCATAACTATACGATCGGCCAACGAACGCCATGTTGGCGCAATGTGACCAATCCAAGCCGAAACCGCACATCGACGGCTTGGCGATAAGGTGCTTCGCTTGCCCGAGCGCAAAGGCCTCTAGTTTTTCTTCTTTTTCCTCTGTCGATTGCGATCCCCTGATTTCCATTGCGCTAGGTATCGCGCGTTTGAGGATATCAGCCTCATAATCGGTATCACACCAGATCAGCCACGGTTCTTTATCAACCAGTTTGGCTGTCATCTCAGCCCGAGCCTCGCTGGTTTGACGCTTTACGTCATGCAATGTTGTCGCCGACATGATCGGCGCGCCAAACATGTCGGCCAATTCGCGATCAATTCTGCTGTCCCTTGCTTTGTGGCGATGAACTGAGAACGGCGGCAAAATAAATCCATCATCATTATCACCGAGGTCAGATGGTTTTTCAGCCATTCGCGCCCACGATGCCATCCAATCCCAGAACGCAACAAGAGCGTGACCTTTCAATCGCCATTGCTGACTTGCCGTCGAAGTGTCGTTAATAAAAAACCGAGAAAGCATTTCCACTGCGGCCATAACTTCGAGAAATTCTCCATAATTGCCTAGTTCCATGTGGTCGTTCGGCGCCGGCGTTGCAGTCGCAACGAGCTTGAAGCGGTGGCCGCGAAACGCTTCCGTCAGGGCCCTAGTGGTCTTTCCAGTGAAACTTTTCAGGATTGATGCTTCATCGAGTGATATTACGCCGAACGCAAAAGGGTCCAGTTTTTCTAGTCGATCGTAATTGCAAATGTTTATGCCCGGGCCAGCATCGGATTGCTGACGAATCACGCGCGCTTCATATCCCCATCGTTCGGCACGTCGTCTTGTTTGCCCGGCCACAGCGAGCGGGACCAGGATCAAGGCGCGATCGTTGGTTGCCTCGATTGCCTTTTGGCACCATTCAAGTTGCACTTCGGTCTTGCCGAGGCCAGTATCCAGAAAGCATCCCGATGCGCCGGCTTGCAGGGCAAAATCAACGCAATGCCGTTGAAACGGGAATAAATGGCTTGCCAATTGCGGCGCACGTTGCAAACCGCGCTGCTTGCTGACAATAGCCTTACCGGCCAGAAAGTTCGCATAATCTAAATTCACTTCGCGATTTCCCGCTGCCGCCACAGCTCCGGTGGTGCCGAAATGCCTTTCTGGTCTAGCAATATCGTCAGAGCGCGATAGGAATCTGGCGGCAACCCGCGCAACCGCCAGTTAGAAACTGTCCGCGGGTCGACGCCAAGTCGGCGCGCCAATTCCACCGTCCCGCCAAGGATATCGATGACGTCGTCGGCGCTGCGTAATTTGAAGCGTTTATCCATGGCCATGCTTATCCACAAAAAGTGGGGTGGTTGCAAGCGGCATTGACAGTCATCCACAATGCGTGGCATGGCTGGGGAATGAACGATACCACTGACGATCCTGATTATGCGCAAAGGGAAAGCCGTCGCAAAGCGGTAATGAAATTGGCGAGAAGAATACGAAGCAGATTTCGCAAAAATGTGGAGGAACGATTTGATCGGGTTACAATCGATTTTAGCGATAGTGAGGCCGATATTATCATAGATGGCCTTGATGCTTTGGAACGACTCTTGAGGTT